GTGCTGAGGGTTACATTTTGGAATGTTCCATTAGAATACCCCACACCAGCATTTGTGATGGTTAGACCAGCATCATATAGATCAAGAGCACCTTGTAGGGATTCGATAATACCCTTACCAGTTGCATTATCCTGTCGAATTTCAGAACCAACAACAACAGATCCGTTATTGAGATCAGAAGAAAGACCAACAGTTACCTTTTGAGGTAGAACTTCAACTGCGTTAGCAGCAAGAGCATTGCGAGCGCCAAATGTCTCCAGTTTGGGATTATAAAGTCTTAGTGTGCCAAGATTGGTGACAAACTTTGCTTTCTTAGCAACATACTTAATATCCTCAAGTTGGGCAGGAGTCCAAGTAGAAGCATTTTGAGACTTGAACAGAGAACCTAGAGAAGGTTGCTTGTTAATGATAACTTTCTCCAGTTCAGGTAGATCCTTAGTGGAAATATCCTCAGAACCAACTTCAGACACCCAAACATTGTATGCATCAGTATCTGCCTTGAGGACAAATGCATATTCACCAGGTTCTAAGAAAACAGGAGCATCAAATGTAAATGTTGTTGCCGTAGAGGCATTTGTGGAAGTAGTAACTTGTGATGGTTCTAGAGTTACAACAGAACCTGGAACTGTAGTTGTACTTGGAATTCCATTCTCAACCAGAACAATTTCTAGTTGAATAGGAACACTGGTACTCTTAGTTCCAAAGAATACATCCATAGAGGTGTAGAATACACCATTCACATCCTCAACAAAGAAAGTTTGTGCCAGAGGATCAACAGGTCTGGGACGTTGGCGTCTGTTAATTCTTGTTGTGATAACTCTCTGTGCAGAAGAGTCGAAAGGTGCCTCAGCATTACTTACAAATATACCAGGTAGAGGTTCATAAGATAGTTTTTCAGCAGAGAACTTAACAATGTTTGTACCATTGTTGAAAGATGGATTGCTGCTGGGAATATGCATAGATGCTAGAAGAGCACCATTATCATCAGAGATCAGACGAACATCAGAGATAGTTGCTTCTGCTCCACTGGTTTCCCCAACCAGTTTCATACCCTTTCTAACAAAACCATAGAATCTCTCATCCGCCTTCATGTTGAAACTTGCGGTATCGATATTCAAAACCGTAGTAGTTTCGCTGTACTGTGAAGACAGACCAACATTATCATCGTATGGATTACTGGAGAATGTTAGTGTGGGTGCATTATATGGACCACTCTTATGATCTGCTTGTGCAAGTCTAAATCTTACTCTGACGCTAGACTGCGAACCATTTGTGGATGGCATAACACCAACCACTGTTTCGCCTGTCTGGAAAGTACCAAGTGCGGGAGTAACTTCTAGAAGTTTGGGTATGGTAAACTTTCTAGTATCAGACATGTCAACATCACCAAAACTTGCAAAGAAGTTGGTTCTGGGTTTCAGTCTGGTTGCCGTAATACCAATATTTTGAGATCTTAGTCTATCGATTCTCTGAGATGTAACGATAGTTTCACTGTTGCCCCAACCACCATCAATAGTTCTAAATTCTCTAACAGTCCAATTATCCTGAGAAGGACTCAAGGACATTCTACCAGACCAAGTTACAACATCATATGGGTTAACGTTGACTAGTTTACTAGCAAAGGGTTGATTTGTGTGAGTTACCTCACTATAATCTAGGGTAACAATATTTTTATTTTTTCTGATGTTTTCAGATTGAAGGTCAGTTACATAATCTGCATCAACAGAACCATCAGCATTTTGATTTAGACCAATAATCGATTCAGAACCGATTAGTAGATTTACAGTATCATCATCAGTGCTTGCACTCATGACATTATTATCAATGTCATACTTAATTGCAGGAATTGTTGCATCAGCAACATCAAATGTCCCAAAATTATCAACCAAGAAACCAGACTTGAATCTGTTCAAACCAGTTTCGGGATCTTCAATTAGAAGATTTGCAGTATTAATTTCAAGGAGATTTAGACTTGTGTAGAACTCAAGATTCTCAATTCGCTGATCTAGTTTACCGATGTCAGACATCGTGTATCTTCTGAAGTCAGTCAGCGTGATGGTTACATCATCTTCTGCATTGAAGACATAAGGTTTGTATTGGATAGTGCCCATTTCAAATGAAGCATCACCACTACCTTGGGGAGCGATAGGATTTAGAGAAGGAATACCCTTAGTTACACTAATCGATGCATCTGGATTTAGAGCAATCTTATCAACTCTTCCAAGATAGTGACTATAATCAAAGGTAATGTTTTCACCAGAAACAACCACGTTTGCTACAGATTGACCACTGCCAGCAAAGTTTCTTGAGGTAAACTCAAAGGGGGAGTTGTTACCAGTATATGCAGAAACCCTAGGTCTTAGATCAATAACATCAGTATTTCTACGTCCGCCGAAGGATGGAACATCCTTAGAATAACTGGTTTGTTCGTAAGAATTCTTCGTAAAGAATGCGCCAGTATCACCAGAATCAACAGTGTAGTTATCGAAGAATACTCTGATCTGTCTAGATGGAGCAGGAGCAGCATTCTTACGAACTAGTCTACCAAAATCATAGAACTCTAGTCTCTGACCATTGTCTAGGTTGAAGTCATCTGCAATATTTTGATCACCTGCATTAATAGAAGAAATGATTGCATGAACGCCAGATTGTTGGAACTTAACTCTTTCAGCAACTTCAAAGGATTCCTGATTTTTACCAACATAACGCAGAGTTGTTGTACCATCCTTCTCTAGAATGATGCCAGAAGCGCCAGATGTCTCACCAACAAATGCCTCACCGACAATTGTATCAGCATTATTGCTAGATGGTCCATCAAAAGAAGAGAAAGTGATAGAAGGAATTGTGGGTGCAGAAGTTGTAGAAGACTCAAATACTGCGTGAACTCTTACAATATCAGGAAGATTTAGAGAGATCTCTCTATCTTGAACTCTAGTACCATAAATCGTATTATAAGTTAGACCATCCTGAGTTGCAGTTGTGACACCAGAGGATTGATCTCTAGAACCCGAAACAGTAATAGAAGAGCACTTATTCAGCAATTTGCCTTTATGACTAATCTTGCTGGTTTGCTGTGTAGTAATTACCTTTACATTCGATGCAGATGATTTGCTTAGACCATCAAATACTACGGATTTACCTGCACCAACGATCCTCATCTGATCGCTTGTAAGAGGTTCTACAGTTCCATCAGCATACGAAATAACATATCTTTCTTCATCGAATGGTGCATATACAAAATCAGAACCAGTCAAAGAATCTAGATTTAGAGTACCATCAGCGACCGTTTCATTTGTATACTCTTTTCTAATGAATAGATCTGAGTTGGTTAGATCAACATTGGAAATATACTCATTTGGCATTGCAGAGTACAAATATCCAGAATTAGGACTTACGACTCTCAAACCTACAACCGAAAGGCCGCTTAGAGTTGCACTTGATGCAGGAAGACCGCCATGAGAAACACCAATGACACTGGTTGTTGCTTCAACAGTAACATTATTTGTTGCAACTGCAGTAACTCTATTGTAAATGATTGAAGAAATGCCAACATTAGTATATGCAATAATATCGCCAACTTTGGCATTTAATTGCCAACCATTATTCTGACTGGTAATTGTGGAGATTGCAGATGCACCAGATCCTGGAGTAATATTAAATGCTTGTGCTCCGAAAGAATGAAGTGTGCTCAGTCTAAAATCAGCAGCAAATGTAGTAATACCAGATTCGGATCTGATAGATTTGGCATCTGTCAGACTATGTGCGGTGACAGTGCTAATAACCCTACCATTATTGACACCATTGACAATGATCTGCTCATCGGCAAGGAAAGTTCCTACAGTGTCCTGTAGAGTTAGTGTTGCCCCATTTCTAGACCTTAGGAAACCCCTAGCACCGCTGTTTTTACCTTCAATAAGTGCAGGAGCATCAATTACCAACTCTTGATTTAGTGTAAGATCAGTAAATGTCTGAACATCAAACAATGCTAGTTCAAATACGGAAGCATCATCTGCATAAGCGGCATTTTGAAGTTTATAATCATAAACTCTAGCAACACCGATGCTAGAACCAGGAGTACCATCTTGATCGGTGCCTAGTCTTTCGTCGCGCAGATCTACGGTAAGAGTTGTACCGATACCAACAGAGGCAGCACCATAAACATTATTAACACGGAAAATATTCCCTGTCTCAAAAGGAATGGCAGCACTCTTTACTGTTCTTGTGGTTCTTGGTTTTTCAATGTCAACAAATTGGTTACCTACCAATTCAGTTTCATAACCTTTGATATATGCTTTGCCAGGACTGACCTGTGCTAGCATCAGGTCTTCGGATGGTGTATTTCCTTGGATTGTAGTCTCTTCTGGGAAAAATACGCCAAAATTATCGTATCTATTGTTTAGAGATTCTTTAGGATTAACCTGGAACTTATTAATATAGTAATTTCCAGACTCATCATAAGTTCTTCTTGCTAGTTCATCAGAAATGATGCTATACTGAGTCTTGTTATTGAGTTTTATTACCTCACCATTTCTAATGGTGACTAGTTCAATGAAATTTTCGTCTCTATAATCGTCAATCTCTTTTTTAATTAGACCCAAAGAAAGTTTGAATCTATCTGCGCCAGGAGCAGTATAGTTATTAAATCCTTGAGCGTTATCATACAGAGTGTTATCATCAATCGCAGTAACAATCTCTTCGGTTACAAAGAAACCAACTCTGTACGAGGTATCATTTGCATAAGGATCTAGTACAAGTGTTGTAGAAGGTACACTGACAAAATACCCCCTTACAAAGAAAACACCCTCATCTACAGTGACAGCAGAACCAATCGAAGTCGCTTCAGCGGTAATACAGGAAGCAACTTCAGTGCCAACTGTAAATGTAGTAAAGTTCTCAGTGAACTGTTCATTCGTGATTAGTGTCTCACCATCTAGAAATACACTAGATGTAAAATCTGTAGCAGACTTTCTATATTTGATGAATAGTGTAGTACCCTTTGTTGTGGGGTCATTAGAGGAAAGAACTGCCTTTACGATTGCGGTAATACCTGATGTTTTACCTCTAATCTCCCTACCGACAAGTCCCATATAGTAGGATTCAACGTCTGCCCCAAAAAACGTTGAATTTACAACTACTGATGTGTAAGAATTATCATACGCGACAGATCCAGGTAGGACAACAGATCCTTCCTTGAAGATGTGCTTACCAAACTTTTCTACTTGATCCTGAAGGATCGATTGTAGATTGTTTAGTTCTCGCGCTTGAACTGGGGTGCCTGCCTTAAAAAGAACTTGGAAATAGTTCTTTGAGGAGTCAAAATCATCATAATATGGTGTGATGTTGAAGTTGGTGTTCTGGGGCATCGTATTAGAACTCTAAAACAATCTTGATATCTTCTCGTTGGTTTTGCGACCTGGTAATTTCCGCTCTGTTATCAATGTAAACAATGTCACCTGAGTATTTTTTAAATTCAGGAGAGGCAAGACCATTAGTTACGGTTCTACCAAAATAATAAACACGAGAGTTGACAGTTGTGGATAGTCCAGTAAACGTAGTTTCAATACCAACAGACGCAGTACCTGTAGTTGTTGTAACTGTAACGTTTGTAGAACCCCCGCTACCAGGAGTGCTAGTAAATCTATTTAGTGTGTATCCATAGGTGGGTGTTCCAGTTGCAACATCCCTATCTTGCCAGTATGATAGAATTTTGGTGGTGCTATCATAATTAACAATCTTACCGATTGCAGTTGATCCAACACCAATAGTTTGGGTAAGATCACCATCAATCTGAACTGATAGATTTTCAGAAGTTGCACCAGTTAATCTGAGTGCATATGTAGTGTTTAGGGTGGATTGTGTCTGAATTGTATTAGAACCTGGTTGTGTGGGGTTCTTCAGAATACCGATTTGTGCGAATTGGTTCCCTACAAAAAAGTCGGGGTTCGATGCATCGGTATTTTCAAGTCGTGCATAGAGAAGTGCTCTGAAAGCACCAAGTTCTCTGTAAACGTCATAACCGTGACCACCAGGGGGTGGAATGATGACATCAAACACTGCACCACTACCAGTGACAACACTATCAAGATCAAGTGTTGCAAACGTATATCCAGAACCACCGTTAGTAACAGTAACACTTGTGGGTTTACCGTTGGTGAAAAATACCGCTGCGGTGGCACCAAAACCATCACCTTTAACAGGTACGTTTTCCTTTAGACCACTAAATTGATAAGAGGCAGCAGATGTATCATTAATTGTAATGACACTAATTTTACCATCTACAGAAGCATTTTTGACATCAGATCCAGTTGCCGTTGTAGATCCCCAGTCTTCAGGAACTGGAACATAATCAACGCTATCAAATTTGATAATATCGCTAGGACTAATAGTATAAAGATATTTCCAAATATAACCGTCAGATTCTAGTCTTGGTTCTAGATCGGTGTGAACTGGTTCTTCAGTGGAGAAAGTACCATTCCCACTGTTTGCGGGCGAAGCACCATTATAAAGACACTCATAAACTCTAAAGTCGGAGTTTACAACATAATAGTTTGCACTGTACAAATTGGTTGAACTGGTCTGGGGAGACAAATTCGTTACACTGTAATCATGACGATACATCTCATAGATACTGCCTGAAGACCAATCAAGTTTTCTGACAACCCTTTTTACGTCAGAGGGCGTCAATTTTTTAGCAGCAAGACAATTATCAAAGATATTGTTGTAATTATCAAAGTTATCAATTGGGGAAGGAGTATTACTATTCCAGTCACCATCGGTTGCCGTGGCATCTGGCAAACCAACAAAAACATAGTAACTATTGTCAGAAGTCGAAACGCCACTGACAAAATTTGCACAGTTCAAAATTTTAATTTGGTCAGTAATTATTGCGGGCATTTTTAGACAATTTTTTTTCTATTTAGGGTTGATTGCGTAAGGGTCTGGTTTTACCTTACCGTGGTGTTCAAACCATCTATTGGTATAGTCATTAATATTCGCACAAATATCGTCACGTACTTCTACAGGAATGGAAAGTAAGAAACTATTAGTGCTATATCTAACACCACTTTTAATTGGGGTAACTTCATGAACCCAGAAATAATCTGCTGGCCATATCATCATTTCGCCACGTTTTAAACGGACGCTATGTTGACCATTAAAAAACTTAAAAACCCCGCCAGTATACTCTTCATTTAGATTAAATGTTACGCTTCCGTAACCAAAAGCATCATGATCTGTATGTGGGTGAATTTTACCCCCAACACTATATTTAAGCAGTCTATAAACGTGGGAATACATCAACGATTCCCTCAAACCTGACATATGAAAAGCACCAAATCGATCTAGGTAATCTAGATATTGATTTACTGCCTGTTCAGTTTTTCTGAACATCAAATCACCTGCTTCAGTACCAAGTTGTAGTACTACTCTACTAAACGTTGAATAAGTATCTATACCTGTGGTAGAATCTGGACAATGTTCTAAATCACTTTCACTTGCTCTAGATTCATACTCCTCTATAAGAAATTGACATTCATCTTTTGACAAAAATTTCGGAACTCGATAAATGAGATCCGTCATCTTAAACTTCATGGCAATACGTGCGATCTTATAATAGAGGGTGCAGTAGAGAGACCAGTCAATCCATTGTTTGTGTTGACATTAAATTCTTTTCCATTAGTAGGTCTGGAAACTTGGAACTTTGCCCAAGAGAATTCGCCAAAACTTGTACCAATACCAGATGTCATCCCTGATGTATTTACACCATGATCTGTAGCAACTTTTGTGTGTACTCTGACAGTTGAAATGGCACCCGCAGTTATATACTCATAATGAGCGACTTGGAAGACACCATCAAGATTTTCTGTAGAAATACCGATAACAGCATCATCACGATCAAGAGCAGTTACGCCAGCACCAACGTTAGTTCTGGACAAAATAAAGTAATCGTGAGTCGCAATACCAGATCTAGTAAGATTACCCAATGATCCATCTCGGATTGGAGAATCGAGGGGAATAAAGAAATCTAATTGTAGACCTGTTGCAGTGGTTCCAACACCAGTGATAATACCAAAATCGCCAGATACAGCAACACCCTTTCTAGTTTCAATTCTTGCTGGTGGTGCGTCAATAAACACAACAGGTGCATCGGAGAAAGTATAACCTGCACCAGGATTAGTAAATACAAAATCGGTGACTGTACCTGCTGCAGAAACGCCAGCAGTAACAATGGCAGTTGTACCAATACCTGGTCCTGCAATGACAACCGTAGGCGCTTTCCAGAAACCTGCACCAGGATTAGACAGTGTGATACTTGCAACTGTACCGAACCCAGAAATTGTTGCAGTACCAATCGCCGCTTGACGGGTTACAAATTCACTATCAATAATTTTAATATCAAACTCAGATATATCTGGTTGTTCTACTTTTTCAAATAGAAGATCCGCATTTTGTGCATATAGATGACTTGTTGTTGTTCCAACATTCTGAATAATTCTGGTAGTTGGATTAATCCTGGATTTGTAAATATCTCTCGCCTTACTGATAATTTCACCACCAACGATAACATCATTTTGCTGTTTGTACCAGTTAATAGGTCTCAGCGGATTAGTTACCGATGAGATACCAACACCAGCATACAGTGGGGTATTTAATGTAACAGTATCTTCAATACTACTAATATATCTTTCATCCTGAGTTACGGGAAGAGTCTTATTAGTGGATTTTTCAATTACTACCGTATCGCCAGGTTTAATGGTCTGTGGTTCTGTTCTTTCTTCAACGTCGGCATCAGTACCAATATAAACAAAGATCTGCATCTGAGACCCTTGTACGGGTGCCTCACTGAAGATTAATTCATTACCACCATTGAACTGATACGAAACACCAGGTTCCTGCAGAACATCGTTCAGGAAAATGACCAAATGAGAATCTAATTCAACAGAAGAACCTGGTTCTTTTTCAATATTATAAACTCTCTGAACTCCCGCTGTAGTCTCCTTAAGTGTAAAGATTCTAGATCCGCCATCAAATTCACTGGACAAATCATCCAACAACTTTAACTTACCAGGAGTCCAACCTGAAAAAGTATCATCCTGTACTTCAGTAACTGTTAATTTAAAGGGGATGAAATCAGCACCAGCATTACTATCTGTCTTCATACCAACAACGGTCAATTCATCACCGACACGATAGTTATAACCCGTGTTGCTAAATTTAAAGTCATTGACACTAGATCCAATGCCAACAGTAGCAACAACGGAAGCACCGATGCCAGTCAAACTTCCTTCCAAAGACATATCATCGTAAGGAAGTGGGAATTGGAAGACAGGTTCGGGTTCTTTACCATTCCCCCATGTATATCCTGTACCAGGACTGGTAATAATTACAGAACTTGCATCAATATATCCATCAACAACTGTAAATGTACCCTCTGCTCCAGTTCCTAAACCAGATTTGGAGTTAAATTGAATCTGATATGTATTATCTCTATAACCAGATCCTGTATAAGCAATAGAGACGCTTGCTACCGTACCCAATCCAGATACAATCGCAGTACCAACACCTGCATATTGAGGTTGATATCCTGTTCCAGGGGTAGATGCAACAGATACAATAATACCCCTTCTAGGAACAGCATTTTGATTTACTTCGTAATGACTAGTGATGTAAGTTCCTGCTAAGTTTTTAGCACCAGTAAAAGTAATTGAAGTTGCTGCTCCAACCTCATCAAAATCATAATCAATAGTGGGTCTTTGGAAGATACCATTGATCAAAATAATTCCATTATCCGTTGCCATACCAACAGTATTAATACCATTACTCTTAACACTGAAAGTAGTAGCAGCACCAGTGAATTCACCAGAAATATCGTCAATCAGTAGATTTGTCGTATAATCGGATCTAATGAAAAAGCGCCCGTTAAACTTACTTTCTGAAGGAAATTCGCCATCAACAATTAAAACATGTGTACCAACACCAACATTGGCAAGTTGAATCGTATTAATACCCGCTAAGGCATCACCCCTATCCGTAGTAAAACCAAAGTTATTTGGATAGTTTCTGATCAGGAAATAGTCTGTATTATTTTCTAGTGGTTGTGGTGGAAAACCAGAAAGTAGTTTTACCCCAGTCCCTTGTTGGAAAGCATCATTTTTAAATGTAAAACTATTCGTAGCGGCATCAAAGAAATCTGATTTAATTCCAATTTGAGCACCTTGCCATCCGATAGGCAAGTCAGAAAATGTCAGTACATCACCGTCAATATTATAGTTACCATTGAGAAGAGTTGCTGTAATTGGTACAGAGTGATTTAATCTTGTGGTGTTTACCCAAGCACGATCGACGAGTAGTTTATTTTCGGAGTTTGCATATCCAATAGTTCTAACTCGTAGAATTTCATCACCAATACGAATCAGTCCGTTGGGTTTGATATTACTAACATCATCAAGATCAACCTCAGTATTTGAAATATAATAAGCAGTGGTAGTATGTGCGCTATCAGTAATAGGTGCTTGAACAACACCATCTAGAGAAATGATGGACCTAGTATTTTCCTTGATTGATTTTAATGAATGTGTTGTACCAATTCCAACACTAGTGAATGTGATATAATCATCATTCAATGCATAGGTTCTACCCGCCGCAACTCTGATCTTATTTTCTGCTACCTTAATTGCAAAAACTGATGATGGTAGAAAATCTGTACCACCAACACCAGGACTGCTACTATCGATGCGAATCTCATTACCTGCTGTGGGCAAGTTAGCACTATAAATGAGTTCCTCACCAGTAACCATATAATGCTGGGGGATTTTAATGATATTCTCAGTAACATCTACCACATCAGAGTTTGATGCATCAAACTCTTTCCTGAACACGGGAAATCCCTCATGTTTCAGTTTAAAAGAGTAATTTACATTGTCTCCAAGAGCATTGAACTTCTTGTTGGTAGATCTTAGTTCAAATCCCGCCATTATAGTTTCTAGATATTTAGGTTACAGTTCGACGACCGCATTTAAGGCAGCATCATCTGGGTTATTAATACGAATGCTACTTACCCTTACCACATACTCTTTGTTTGCCTTGGGCAGGAACTGGAGGATAACATTCTCATCAGCGGTGTACGCAACAGTAGTATTATCCATGTCACGCTTAGGTTCAGATGCGTCAGTAGTAACTGAATTATATTTATTGACACTCACACCATGATCATTTGCGGCAGTTGTAACGATAAACACTGCATATTGATTATCAGTTACATTTTCAACTTCAACATGACTCTTAGTTGCTTTATAATGACTTGATGGCATTGCCGTAATAGATGTAATGCCAGGACTACCGCTAGATGGAATATTAACTCTATCAGTGATTAGATCCACGTCACCAACTGGAAGACTACTAATACCAGCAGAAGGAACTGTAGTTCCAACTCCAACAGCAGTTGTGAAAACGGACATTGTTACGCCCAATCCTGCCTGCGGAATAAAGGTTGGTAGAATCTCAGTAGTTCCATTCATATCAATGAAGCATGTGCCCAAAGAACCACTATTAATATCAGAGTAAACAGATTGGAAAGCAGTTTCACCAACACCTAGGAAGGTAACTTCCTTGACTTGAGTAATCCCATTTGTAGAAATGCCCGCAAATACTGAGGTGCCGCTTCTGTAATCTGCTGTACTAAACCTGCCAAATACATGAGATGTAGATGGATCTGCAGATGTGATTTCGGATGTAATACCAATCTTTGTGGTGTTACCGTATGACGTAGACCCAACTCCAACAATGCCGTCAATCGTTTCTCTATAATCGTTGATGAAATAATCATAGAAGGGATTATTAGGAACAAATCTAACACTATAATAGTTAGACTCCTGAATAACTTCAAAATCACCAATATCAAGATCTTCAATAAGATCGGAATATGAAGTATTCATGACATCGTTTCTATCAAATGTAACCATCAGTTCACCGTACTTACTATTGTAAGTACTAACACCAGCAGTATTAGAGATGGCGATAGAGAGATGATATTTAACAGAGCGATTAGTTGGAATACCGACAGTATTAATTCTATCAAGTTCAATAAATGCATCAGGATATTTCAGTGTGTCACTGAAAAATTCTGGGGAGATGTCATCAAAAGAATATGCTCTACTACCAATAATTTTGATGCTATCACCAAATCTGGTAGAATTGAATGTGATTTCATCAGATGCGGTGTTATTATTCTTCAAGTTTTCACTTACTAGATCATAATGATTTTCCGCAAATACTCTTGCCTCATTAGTTGTGATAATAACAGTTCTAGATGTACTCAGGGCATTGGGAGTCATGGCACTGGAAATGCCAAGACTATCTGAAGCGATGAGCATATCACCAAACTTCTCAAAACCAGTAGTATGTGCTAGAGAATCAACAGGTTCACCCCAACTTGCAATACCTACCCTACTCTTGACAGAGTAAGAGAAGTTCTGATAGTAATCATTATCAGCAACACGCTCAAAGAACTCATTAGTTTTACCTGTGTTTGTGAGCCAGTCATTTGCAGTTAGTTTGGTAGCACTGACGCTGAAATAACCTTCACTACTATTAATTTTGGAGATAATTCCTTTGGAATTAGACTCTTTACCATAAAGGTAATTACCAGTACTTAGACCAGAAATAGACTCAAGACCAATGTCTCTGACATAGTTAGAATCAGAGTCTGAAACTTTATGTTCGACAGTACCATTAGTTACAGTTTCACCTGGGATGAAAGATGCCTCTTTCAAATTCAATGTAAATGTTGGTAGATTCTTAACGTTTGATACTGTAGCGGTTTGACTTACGGAAGTGAGAATTCCTGGATTGGAAGGAGCATCATATGTAATAGTCGCTTGATTTCTCTTACTGAAATTAGTATTAACGCCAGTTAGTGTAAAGTATGTAAAGTCATAATCTTCAGAGTTATATCCATCGCCACTACCAGCATTAATTACTGCATTTTCAACAAAGACTTGATCGCCAACTGCAAATGGTAGTGGATTGTCCGTAGTGAATCCTGATAGAGGGGTCTCTAGAGTAAGAATCAAACTACCAGAAGAGTATGTACCAGTGATAATACCAACACCATTGGTATTATTAACGGGGATAATTCTGTTTCCTGCAAAACTGAAGTTGTTTCCACCATCAACGACAGTCACTGAATTTACCGAAGAACTTCTCATATTCGCTTTTAGCGATGCAGAGGTATTCTTTGTTTTGGTAATATCATTAAATACGATCAAATCTGGAGCAGACAAATACTTACCACCAGTTGTAACAACACCAACCGAAGAAATATAATAACTATCGGATAAAGTTACAATCTGAGGTAGATTTGCATATGGTCTCAGTGTAGGATCGGAGGGATAGTTAATGCCATATTTAAAGATATCCGCAGACTCAATATGCTCTGCTTTCAGACTGATTGCCTTCAGAGACGCGCCAGTGCCCGTTGTAGAGGCAACAGAGACCGTTGGAAGGACCGTATAGTTCCTACCACCGTCTTTGATTTGAATGCTGCTGATGGGTCCTCTAGTGACCTTAGAGAGCGAGTCATAAGTTCTTAGAACTGGATCGGAACTGTATCCAACTCTTTCGGGTAGATCAAAAATATTATAACCGAAAGTAGTGTCTGTAATCGTGGTAATTGCCACCTTACCAGAAAACTTACTATCACTTACAATGATTTTATTGAAATCTACAATATTAGTGTCTACGTTAACAACTTTATTACTAATATCACTTTCAAATCTATAATAAAGTTCATCGGGAACATCTTTAGAGAAGGTGATTGTTGTAATTCCAGAACCGTTCTGCTTTACTTCTATTGTTGTAGAACCACTACCAACAAACTGATTGGTGAATTTGTTGTCTCGATAGAATTTCACATGCAAATTGCTCATAGTAGTGCTAGTACTAATGAACTCTAAATTATCTCCTCTAGTGACAAACAGTGGTGGGTTAATGCTGGACCCAATACTTACCTTTCTCGAATCGGTAGAATATGTTGTATAGACGGCACTAGTTGCCGAAGAAACAACATTCATCTTGACTTGATCATTTAATTGAAGTCCGTGATTACCAACGGTAGTAACTTCAACATCAACTTTTCTTAGGTTACCAGTTACAACATCCCTTCTCGATCTAAAGAAGTGTGTGCTGCCAACACCAACTGTGGAGAAGAACAGACGGTCTGTTACAGAATTAATGCCTGCTTTAGTAGTTACTAGACCAACAAGATCACTGCCGACTTTAACGATGTACAAATCATCTGGCATATTAGTAGTAGTACTACCGTCATAAGAAATAACAATCTTATCTCCGCCATTTGCGCTATAACCAACGTATTCACCGTGTGCAAAACTATGGTCAGGAAGTCTAATGGTTCTGGTAGGAATAAATGCGGTTGCAATACCCCCATTGCCCATATAGGACACGGTGGAACCGATACCAACTCCATAAGATAGTCCTAGACCAACACTTTGAGAAGGGTCAAAGAAAACAATACTATCTGTGGGAGGAGTAGTTCCAGGTAGATTTTTCTTACTGTAAGTGAACTTTTTCTCTTGTCTAGTAATTACAGAACCTGTGGCATGTGTTGCCTTAGAAGTTCCATTTACTGCACGCTCTACTCTCAGAATGTTGTTGTCAATATCCTTGTTGACAACACGCATATCTTCATGGTCGATGCGAATGATGTCGTCAATATCAAAAATATTAAGAGAGTCGGAGATCGTAATTTCATCAACATTCAGTACACTTTGCATAGAAGTAGTCAAACCAGATGTGGTTAGACCGACTTTTACGCGGAAGATTCCCTCATACCCACTATAAGTAGCGGAAGAGATGCCACTAATTTTCACATATTCCGCGTTCTTTAACCCATGAGGTGCGGAAGTATGAACACCAGTGACGGTATCGCGATCAGAAGAGAAGACAATATTCTCTAGATTAGTTACTGTAGAAGTAATCGTACTAATTTGATTACCAGTAACACTTTCAACAACAGCGATTGCACCAAATCCACTTTCACCGCCCGTGAAAGTTAATTTATCACCAACATTATATTCGATACCAGACTGCAGAATCGCAACGTCATTAATGATACCTTTAGTTAATCCAGTAATTTTTGCAACTTTAGTTGAGGGATTAACCTGCTCCAAGAACTCATAACCATCAGATAACTTATAACGATAAGTATTCTTGGTAAGTTGAAGTTTACTTACATCATCATTCTGGTCTAATCTATCTACAAAGTTATCTGGATTAGCATAGTAGTTCAGAGAAGGACCGACAACATAGGGATAAACGGGTTTTCTAGACCTGTAGAATGGATCATTAGTATCAGAAATGATCGCAGATTCTACCAAAGCAAAATATGCATAGACTCCATTAGGATATTCTGGTGTAACACAGAATCTACCATTGTATTGATCAAGGTCGCCACTTCCAGGAATATAAGTAAAATCCTCTATAAACATACCCGCTTTGAAGGTTGCCGTTGGAGGACCACCATTTCTACTGCCAGTAATCTTACTATAACTAGACTCTAGGTATTTTACACCACCAGTACCATTGGGATTTGCAAATCCTCTAGGACCATAGATTGGAGATCCATCATACGCCCAACCAATAATTTTTGAGTGCGTGGTATCAGTGATTTCATCTCCATTCGCATCTCTAGAAAGATCTGATAAAGACTCTCTAAGTTTTCTGGGTGCATAATAAGAAACAACAGGCAGTTCTTTACCATCTACTCTTTCACCGACTGGGAAAAGATCGTCGGTAGAAGTATAATCATAATTCTTGCTGACGGGGTTGATGCTCCACTCTTCCAAATCAGTCAAGAAAACCGCCCCAGAACCCCTCACAGAGGCGCTAAGTTCAGTTCCAAGGGTAGAGTACCCAATACCCGTTTTAGCGACTGTAGCGGCGGTTATAACGCCATTCTCAATGGTGGGAACGATCTCTGCTCCAGTGCCGATACCAGTAACTGTAATAACGGTTGTAGAGAAGTAATTTTTACCGCCATTAGCAACGTTAACACTAGTGATGCGTCCATTATTGATCACTGGTCTGAGAACGGCATTCTCACCAGTCACAACATTCACTTCTGGTCTATGATAGTCATCAATAATTAGAGAACCCCAACCAGATCCTTCTTGACCATATACAACATGAGTTCCAACAATCTTACCAGATGCCAAAACTTCTACAGTTGCATTGGCGGTTGTAATACCCTGTCTACCCTTAAGTGTCGCAACAATTGGTGGGTGATAGAGGTGATGAGTACCAACACCAACAGATACTAGATCTACGGTTGTAGACAGATCTGTCGAAATTGACAACCTGAGGTTATCTTTATCTACTATTTTAATGTAATAATCAACGGTAGTGGATAGACCACTAATAACAGTACCCTTAGAAGTATAGTTTACGATATCACTATTTTGATATCCATGATCTTGGATTTTAATTGTATTAGTAAAAGTATTAACGCCTACTGGTCCAAAGGTAACTTCGTGGTTTGCATATCCAGAACCACCATTCACAACAACGATGCTGTCAACTACATTTCTAGTAGCAACTGTTTCAAAAGTATGGTCACCAATACCGTTTGTTGTGATGCCAATAAAGTTAGTGCCTAATTGAGCATCTGCCAAAGATGCCGCAAGTTTGATACTGTAGTCGTTCTCTTTAATGACGTAATAAGTAGCACCACTAACTAACTGCTCAGCAGTACCAATACCGATCTGTTTATTGCCCAGAGAATTATATACGATTTTCTCGTAATTCTTGAACTCGTGGGTTTCGGGGAAGGTAAATGTATCTGTAGCAGTATTAACAACACCACCAGTGGAAGTAGAGTCAAAGGTGATTTTTTTATGTACGGACTTCATTCGTACATCGCCAATGAAACCCTTACCATTGCCGCCCTGAAGCGTTAGTTTGGGCACTTCTAGATAATCTACACCTGGAGTTAAAACACGCAGTTCAGAGATGCTTCCAAGGACGTGTGGGATGATGGATGCACCAAGACCAGTATGACCAGTTTGGGTTACAGAAAGTCTAGGTCTATTGTGGATACCATAATCAGATCCACCATTCAGTACATTGACTTTTGTGATTGGTCCGTAGTAGACTTTGTTATCAGATTTTGGCGTAGAAATTTCGATGCCGTTCAAAAACAGACCAACACTATCGCCCTGAATAAACTCTTGTCTTTCAGATCCAAATGTTTGTTTTTTGGGGAAACTCTTAATTTGATGTTGTGGTTGAATACCCTTACCGTAGAATTCCTTAGGAGTCAACTTATAATTTCTTGCCCCTAAAGATGAAGCGTCTACTTCACCATAAACATTAACATACTGACCCTTTCGTGCCGCAGATGGGGAAATGGCAAGATACAGGTTATCACCATTAACCTTCTTTACAACATAAGATCTACCCGTTTCAAGACCAGCAGCACCTTTTGTTGCATCAGATGGTGAATAAACAACTTCATCACCATCAAAGAACCCGTGGTTAGTCAAAGAAATCTGGGCACTAATTCCAGTCACACCAGAGTTATTGAAAGTTCTTACTCTCTTTGTTACTGTGATATCATAACTTGGTAGACCTGTAGTAGCGACATATACATCATTTTTTGTGTTGTAAATGTCTTGGATATTAGTAGTGTATTGATTCAAATAACCGTTTGCACTACTAAATGCAAACTTAATTTTTCTTCTGATGTAATACTTGGTAACACCAGTAGCGTCTAGTACAGAACCGCCAATAACAGTAGTAGTTGCGGGACCACCATTACCAGAAACAGTAAATTCAAGTTCTGCGCCTGTGCTGCTATCAATAACAAGAATCTTATCTCCAATCATCAAGAAGTGATCAGAACTACACTCCAGTCGATATTGATTCGATCCAAGACTTATAACTCTGTTTACATTACTTCTGGTGGGGATATTTTCAAGCCAAGAAGTGAAATGTAATCCTTGTTCGTTAGAACCAAACCCCTTAACTCCAAATGTATCTCCTTTCTTCTGAGCATCCGCATCAGAATAGAACTGGTCAAGAACACCAGTCAATCTAAACTTTTGAACACTTACACCATCATCAACAGTCAGACTGTCAAAAGAAAATATTTCCGTAGTTGCATCAGATGTTGTTGTAATTCCAGAACACCCGAAAAACTGATTGTAACTCTTTGAGGTATAAGTTACTTCTTCGGTATTGAGTAGAATTGATCCAGAAGTACTAAAACCAACAGTAGAATCAACTGTGATGACAGTTGCACCAACTGCAACAGGACTAGTAACCCTTGTTATGCCGTTCTGAACAAAGATCCCTTCAATATTCTCTTCATTTGTAAAGATCTTATAATAAATTGGTCCATTAGGAATTCTAACGGAGTCAAATGCAGAAATTGGGCAAGATGCGCCTGTAGAACTCTGTGTAATGGACTTACCGATCAGAGTTGCCGTTGTGATACCTGCATCATTGTCAGATCTTGCAATAAGAACGGTCTTCTTATCCCATTTTGCTTCAGATGGTCTAAAAAGAAAATCCTGTGGTCTAATTATAGACGCATCTTCGTTGTAGAGTACGCGGAAAAGGATTCTGAACGCTTCTTCTGTACCTTTTGTGCGATAAAAGTCCTTTACTTGACGAATAAAGTTAGATCTGCTAACATTCTCATTAAAATCTCTGTCTTCAAACCCAGGAGAAAAGAGTTCTTTAGTCTTTTTAAAGAACTCTTGCAGGAAAAGACTACTTAGATTAGTTACAGTGCTTAATCCAGCGTGAAAAGATGCTGAAGTTTCAGAAAATACTAGAGACTGAGGATCGTTAGTCTTGTGGTAGTTAGAAATACCACTAAAACCACGAACACATCCAGTAAACGAGTTTGTAGTAATCCCCGTGTACGTAATAATCTCGTCACCAATCTTCAGTAGACCATATTTCTGAGGCCAACCATCAGTAGAGTCAACATACACTACATCATCAAACTGTCCTAAGTCAGATGATGAAAGATTTGTAGATTTTGTTAAATTGACATTGTTTAGAAAGTCTAGATTTTTATAATCCTGCAGACTCTCGGCAATATCAATTACACCCCCCTGGAATTCCTGGGAGATGTAATATTGACGCATGAAATCGACAAATTCAGGATTATCATTTACGATAAAATCAGGAATCTGATTATCAATTACTTCATTGACTTGAACTCTGTTGATGGAGGTGTCGATCATCTCTTATCTTACTATCGTTCCGTTAGAATAACTGGATTGGGACTCAAAAGTAGTGCCAGATACATTTGCACCAGATGCAATCAAATCTTTTCTCATATAGATGTTGCTATTTGCAATATCCAGTTGAAGATACAATTCTTTTCTGGCAACAACATCATTAGAAAGTGGAACTGCTTCAACTTCAATGACGTTGTTTGGTTTAGCGGTGCTGATTATATTTAACGTATTCAAAAGGATCTCACCTTTTTCGTAATTAACGGAACCAATATTGTTAATCATAATCACCATTTCACCGTTCAGAATTTTAAATAGGAACAATGCTCCAGTTTTTACACCTTGCTGAACGGGGGCAGATGCCGCAAGAGCACCTTGCGTAGTTAGTGTTGCACCAATATTGTTAGGAACGATAGAATCACTAATATAAACAGTATCGTTGGGGAACTCAGCAATCGTGAACCCAGAAGACTTAATATTGTGTCTTGGTTTCTGTCTGTAGAATTCATTGTCAAAACATAGTTCATAAGCAGCATTTTGAGCAATTGCTGCTACCATATTTCTTCTAATCTTAACATGTGTAATGTTAGAAGTGATCGATGTGGAAACATCATCAATGAGACCGATCGTCTTACTATATCTAAAGCGACCACCAAACCTATTCACTTCATTACTAGACGCATATTGACTCAAAGAGTAGTTAATATTACTCTTTAGAGTGTCTACATCACCCGTATAGTTGGGATCGTAGTAAACATAAGAGTCAAGTTCTACATACAAATACTTAATATCGATGAGTTGAGGTACAATTCCTGCAACAGAGTAACTTTTTAGACTCTGAACGATATTATCTTTGGTCGATTTTGACAAAAATGTGCCATTTCTGGGTTTTACTGCCAAAAATACGCGCCCATATTGGGGAGGATCTAGTTCTTCTCCGCCATAAGCAGTAACAGAGTCAATATTTGGGTACAATGTAGGCAGAATCGCCTCATAATCGGACGCTGTGACCGCTCTGTACTGCGAGGAATAGAGTCTTGGAGCATAAGTCTTGATAGATGACACAGACTCGATGTCATCGCCGTTAGATGCGGGTGTTACTGCGGTAGGAGTAGCGACAAATGACGTAATTGTTGCCCCATCTTGGTCATTAATGATGCCAGAGAACGTAAAATTACTAACTCCATTCGATTCTTTTCCGTTTGTGACAATGTAACTAACTGTCACATAGTTATTATTTTGCAATTTCTTGCCAAAAACACCATCACCGAACAAAAGTTCGTACTTTTCGTCGGTTGTTTCTTGAATTAGGTACGTATTTGACGTAGAATTGATGCCAATAATGTTGTCAACCAGTCTAAAAGAGGTAGAAGTCGTACTTGCTTGAGTATCTTTGACTTTTACGCGGATTGTGGAGGTGTCAATATTGGCATTTGGTAGTACAAAACGCTGATTTGGTTGCGAAGTGTCTACAACAAAGTTTTGAATGATGAAATTACCTTGGTAAATGTTCAAATTACCCAAGGCAGTACTATTACTTGCGCTAATTGTGATCTCTTCGGGTACAGAAAATACGTAATTGGCGTCAACGGCGTTACCAAGCGCCACAATTCCTGGTTGAATCGCCACTAAAGACGTATCAGAAGAGATACCTGCAATAGAAAGGTTAATATTTGCGACTGCAGCACGCTTTGAACGGGGTACATACCCAATATTACGCGCCAATGATACAATATTTTCCCTTAGAGTCGCTGTATCAATAAAAGATTCATTGACTGCCATGTTCGTATTGAACGCAGTCAGGTAAGTATTGTACGCTAGAGTATTGATAATGACAGAAAGGTTAGAACCTTCAAAGTCAAAGTCCGTAAAATTACTATTAGACCTCAAATAGTCCTTGATAGACGCCTTAATGTCCTCAAAATTTAGATTCGTGAACTGTGTAAAGGTCATTATAGTCTAGTTGGTTGTAGTACGAACGTAATAATCTGTGCAGGAAACTCCAATCCAACAATATCATACTTTACGGTAACACTCAAAGCGTTCTCATCGGGTCTAACATCAAGTAAAACATCAGTTAATCTGACCCTGGGTTCAAAGTTTTCAATCGTAGTTTCAATCTGTGTCTGAATTGGGTCAAGAAACGCTGAATCTGCTAACTCGAATAGCGCATCATTAATATTTGTCCCAATCAATCTATTAAAAAATACCTCCCCAACCGTAGTTCGTACAAGATTTTGTACAGAACGCTTGATAGCATCCTCATTCTTTAGGGGTAAAATATCGTTTGTAACTGGATGACGTTTGAAAGACAACGATATGTCTTTGAAACCTCTGGATATTTTCTGGAGAGGCACTTTATTACCTAGTCTTTATTGTTTATTTATTGGTCTTTTCCGAACGATGGTTCGGTGCCGTATTCCCAATCATCATAATCCTCATCATTACGAATTTGTTCATGGAGGATTGTTTGCCTTTTCAGGTCATTGATGTGGTCTCCCACAACTTCACGTAGCATCTTCTGGTCTTGATTGTCCATAGGAATCTACAGGTATACGCGATGTATTTATGAAAAAAGCGCCTGAGGGTTTCTCAGACGCTTGATGATTACTTCTTTTTACGAGTGGAGGATGCTCTCTTTTGTGCTGCAGAACGGTTGTTACCAGTGCTATAACGCTTGTCCTGCCTGAGACAGGAACCGCCGCCTTTGGTCTTAAATGAACGCCAGGGGGATTTGCTCATTTGCCTTGTCCTCGATACATTTTACGTGCTTTGTTACGGGAGGTTGCAGCATATTTAGTATTCTTGCTACAACCTTGACGGGTGAGTTTGGGCTTGGACTCAATTTTTTTCTTTGAGCCGCTCAATGTTTTTGCCATAATCAGTCCTCTGTGTCGTTACCTGCGTATTCTACCACAATTTCGTCGGGATGTGGAGTACCCTCTTGATAATACTGATGGGCAAGGTCATCTACGATATCTTGCATCGATTCTTCGTCTACCGCATCATGTACTAGTTCGCCAAAGATAAAAATGTTATATCTGTCCATTATAGAAATCTTTCATATATCTTCTTAGAATATGTATACGGACAGAACATTTTCATGAGTGATTTGCGACGTTGATTATCCCAAATCTCTTGTGGTACTTCTTTTCTTTTTAGTTTGACCTTTTCATCACAAAAGATGGTGATCGCATATAAAGGTTCACCACGTTTCAATGAAAAATGATTCTCTCCTGGTTTTAATGCAATGGCACCATTCACTTCACGATGAATGAAGTTCTTTGGTAACATCCCTTGAATGACATACCAGTTACGATATTCCGTTAGGTATTGTTGAGGAACATCATGTAACCAAATCTGTATGTTCTTCTTATGTGCCAAACGGGGTGTCCAGAACATATACTTTGGTGAATTGATCTGCATTGTGATGACATCAACCTCATCTAAGCGATCAAGGTCATCACAACTAAACACCCAGTCAAAACCATACTGTCCTAATGTAGGACTATGCATGGTCTTATTTGGTTTGTCAAAATACACGTCACAATCAATCGATGAACGTGCAATAAAGGTATGCTGATAGGATGCAATAGACGCAGGACATTTCGCAACCCGTTCAGAACGAAATGGAAACTCCTGCGGTTCTAATTCGTAAGACAAATCCCATAGGGGATCTGCCTTACTAGCATAACCAAAATCATAATACAGTTTCTGCATCAGAGGATACGAGTCTTCTCGTGACCAACACGGATAACGGGATCACACCAAATCTCGTAACCTTTCTCTTTGGCATCCAAACAGAACGACACGTCTTCACCACACATGTCCTGAACTTCGCCAGAGTCAAACACTTGCATCTTAGGAGCAAACCAGGGATACTCAAGGGATTCAAATACACCCTTCTTGATCAGGGTCCAACCAAAACCAGTGTAGTCCACAGTGAAGGGTTTACGACGCTTAGTGATCGTGTCAATGGTCTCATGGTTCATCACGCCACCATTGCTCTTAAAGTCGTCTTCTTCCAACCAATGGGCAACCGAGGTCGTACTCCCGTCCTCAGTAACGTACCAACCACAAGCAATATCCTTATCCATCGAGAGAACCCGCCAGAAGGACTCCGAGTTAAAAACAATATCAGAGTCGATCCAAAGTTGATAATCGTATTCGAGTTTGCCGTCCCAAGGTTTCTGATTGGGTCCACGAAGAACATTAGCACCCAAACACTTACAACGAGCAAAGTTCACCATCGAGGAATAATCCTGAGAAATCTGAATGCTCGCTCCCGCCTGTACCAGATCAAAACAGAGTTGCACGAAGTTCTTCAAGAAAATATAAGAACATCCACGCCCAGGCATACAAAAGACAATACTCTTGCCTTTCACCATCTCTTTCGCTGCTGCAATATCAAACTCTTCCGAATTATCCTTCGGAGGAGTTGTAACAATCTTAAAACCTTTTGCCATGAATTCTATAGAAATGAATGTAGGTATTCAGAGACCGTCGTCTCTCAATCCATCTTACCACTTATATATCACAATGTCAATACGATCCGTCACAATCCTCACAGTCAATTTGCTCAATTTCATGCGTATCTAGTGAGATTTCGTTGTTTTTTAATTTATTAATAATTTCATCTACAGACTCCATGACTCCTACTACCTTGTCTACATTTAAAATCGCGCCTTTTTTGTAAATATGAAATCTTGTCTCAACCATCGTCCTCTATCCTAAAATCTTCCTCTGTATATTGCGTATTAATCCCTGCTTGTATCATCTGTTTGATCATCGTAAGATTCTGATTCGCTTGCTCATAACTTAGATCACTTAAAAATACTACTTCCACTCCCTTGCTCTTCTTACCAATGATAGAATAACTCATACACTTTTAATCCCCCAGCGTTTACGGAACTCATCAAACCCCTCTTCTGGTTTTGTTGGTTTCTTCTTATCCTCTGGTTTCGGTTTCCATTCCCTATAAGGACTACCACCCTCTGAACCTTCCATCTTACATCTCTTGATCTTTAAGACCATCGGTCCCTTTTCAGGTTCATCTACACACTTCGCAGGGCGAAGACTTAGATGTCTCTGAATCATACACCGCATCTTATCACCGAGATTCATCTCAATGACAACCGCACTCTCATAGTCACTCGCAATTCCCTCCTCTAGCAGGTACTCGACTATCTCTCTCATTTCCCTTATAAGGTGCCCTACAGATATTTATGCGACCCTGGGCGATTTTTTTGGCCGCGGGGATTTTTTAAAATCAAAGGAATCGAAATCACTCTCTCGTTTTTGGCTCGTTATAGATTAGGGTAGTTAGGGGTTTTTATATACGGGGATCGCTTTACCCACGGCAAAACATATAAAAACCCCCGAAATACTGCTGTCTGGCATACACCTTCGTCAGCAACATTTCAGAGGTTCTTTATACTAACTGTTCACCCCATAAGTGTAGCGGAGGTCCCACAAGTTGCATAGAATTCTATCATCCTGTCTGCCTCTTCTTTAGTCTCAAAAGATTGGTATCGATACCCTTCTTTATAAGGAGAAGTATAAACAATCCAGAAAAGATTGCCAGTTGTTTGAGGTTCTTGAGTGAAGATTGCCATGGGTTTGAGTGAAGAATACACGAAGTTGAAGACGATTAATTAACAGTCAAGCGACTGCAACTTTACGCTTAGAGTTATAACCTCCGAAGGCACCTTGTGCCTTGCGTTCTTTCAACTTAAGGGCAGCGATTGATCCCTTAGGTTGAGTGCCATGCACAAGAAGTGCAAAGGGTTGATCACCGAAACAGTGAGAGTCATCGTGATCAACTTCCAACCCA